TTATGAGTATCTTTTATAGCAGTTTATGTGAGCTATTATCACAATATATTATACGACCTTATTATTGTGAATCTCGGGCATTTTTTATAACTTTGTCCAATTCTTCTTTTGTAAGATCGTTGATATCTTTTTTATTTGATGGAAACTTTGTTTCAATAAGAATAATTCTTTTTGTTAGCTTTCTCTTTAAGAGCTCTAAGAAACTTCTACCAGCTGCATCATTATCAAATGCTGCATATAATATATTCAAACAAGACTTATTAATCTGTTCAATTTGATAGTCAGATATTTTTCCAAGTGTTGCAATTGTAGGATAGCCATATTCCCAGCCAGTTAAGCAATCAAATGGTCCCTCAGTAATAAGTGCTGTCTTAATATTATTCTTCATAATATAGTCTAAGCAGTAAACAGGCTTTTCAACATCTTTATCTAAATAGAATGTTTTTGTATCAATAGACCTTTTAGGAAGCATTACAAGTTTCCCGTGAATATCATAAGCTGGAAATATAACTTGACGATATTTTGGGTCATATCTTACTTTAAAAAGCTCGCAAATTTCACGCGAAAGTTTTCGTTTTCCTAAATAAGGCGTCCATTTTTGATATGTATCTAAAATAGACTCATCAAGACCTTTTTTCTTAGCTTTACTTTTTCCGACAACAATTGGGTCTCCCATAAATAAGTCTTTAGCAACAAGCTCACCACCAAAGTTTTTTAATAACCAAGCTTTAGCATAAGACTCTGGAGCATCAAAGCATTCAGCAACAAACTTTAAGAAATTTCCTTTTTCACCACATACAAAGCAGTTAAAATAGCCATAAGGAAGCTTTGTATCATTACCAATATAAACATTACAAGCAGGAGTTTGTTCATGACCGCCATCATGATGCGGACAAGTAACTAATAAATTATCACCCTTATTTTCAATATCTTTTAGCTTGCCATTAGTTAAACTAATTCTAAGTAAGTTTAAGATGTCTTCTATTGGTTTATTTATAACATAATTATCAACAATTAATTGTCTCATTAAAATGGTTGACTCCCTGTTGTTCCATTAACAGATGATTCAACTACTTCATATCTACTAACATCTGTCTTTTCATTTGGGTCTAAGATATTAAACTTACCTGTATTGAAATCAGCATGATAAACTAATTTACCAGTTCCACCATCTCTTGACTTTGTAATATCAAAAATAAGCTTATCATCGACAATTTGGGTCTTTTCTTTATCTGCATAAGTTCTTTCACGATCAAGCATAATAACACAAGTAGCATCTTGGCCAATGCGGTCAGATAAGCCAATTTGAGTTGTATCTTTTTCGCCATCTTCATTTTTAGTTCTATTCATTTGTGCAACAGATACAATTGGAATACGCTTCATAACTTGAAGATTCTTGACACCTTTTGAGATATTTGCGACACGTTCATGCGCAGATTGAGCATGACTTGTATCTTCAAGTAGAGAGTATTGATCAATAAATAAGATATCTAAATGTTCTTTTTCAACAAAAGCTCTTAGAGCTGCAACAGTAGCTGGACCTGCAATATCATTTGGGGTAACTACTTTAATTGTTCCACCTCTATAAATATCAGATTTTAAATCATCTAAATATTGTTTATATTGCATTTGAACAGAAGTATCAAGACCTCTTGTAATAACATTATTTTTAATGCCACCTAAAATTGTGTCTAAACGATAACCAACCTTGTCAACAGACATTTCACCTGAATAAATACCAACTCTTAAGCCTTGTTTAGCAGCAGCTGCAGCCATAATTAATAAGGTCCAAGTTTTACCTATACCAGTTCTAGCAGCAATAACCATATTTTCATTTTCACGGTCTAAGCCGCCAATAATTGCATCTAGCTCTTTAAAGCCGGTGGAAATATAATATTTAGTATGATTAGTTACACGCTCAAGATAACGATCATATCTGCTTGTATCTGAGAATAAATCATGTGATTGAATAGCTGACCCTTGCTGTAAATTATCAACAGATTTAACAAGGAAGGCGACTGCTTCATCTGTTTTATCTTTTTCAATTAACTCTTTAATTTTATTAAACTTAGTAGCTATGAAACTTGAATTATAGTCTTTATAAAGTTGTTCAATTAAATAACTATCTGGTTCATCTACCTCAATAATATCAAACTCTGGGAAGACTGCAACAAATGTTAATTTATCAGGAACCTTTCCATACTTTTCATAGTGGTTTTTAATATAATTAAACTCTGCTCTATAGTTGAAGAAGAAATCTTCATTTAAGTTATTTAATTCTATTAAGGAATAATCCTTAGTTTGAAGTATTTTATTTAATACTTGCAATTGTGATGTCATATTATTCTTCGCCTCCGACTAAGCTTAAATAGCGCTTATCAGCACCATGAAGCTCAATATCAATTGATTTATTACAAATTCTACTTGCTAGTCTTTCACCTAATGACCCAGCAAGTTCTTTACTTCCTAAGTTTGAAGTAAAAATATTACTTTTTCCAGCATCCATACGTGTATTAATTAAATTTAATAGATGATTTAATTCAAAGTCTGTTCCAACTTTTGTAGCAATATCATCCCAGACAATTAAATCTGCATCTAATACATATTTATTTATAAAGTTAGCATAATCACTTTTGCCAGAAATATTTTCTTTTAATGCTAATAAATATCTTGGAACACTAATAAACATTGCTTGACAGCTAAATGTTGATCTATACCAAATCTTATTAAAATAAGAAGTTAATAATCTAATACTCCAAGAAGTTTTTCCATTGCCACAATTATAAGAGTGAAGATATAAGTTTGTACCATTCTCTACAAAATCAACAATCTTTTTTTCAATATTAGCAAGTTGTTGAAATTCGTTAAGGTCTGTGCCATCTTTATCCGTAAATAATTTACCAACTTGTCTTTGCTTATCTGTGAGCAACGAATTAGAATAAAGACAGTCTAAACGATACTTGCGCATACAAAAATCTTTGTCGCAGTCGACACCAGTACAATTACCTTTATATGGACAATTTTCTATCATAGACTTTCTCTCTTTATCTTAAGCCTGTGCTGCCTTGCCAGCCTTCACCACGGCTTGTTTTTTCTGTATAAAATTCTTCTTCTTTTAAGTCCAGTACTTCAACAGGATCAGTTGAAATTAAATGTGGAATAAATTGAATTGCTTTTGTCCCACACTCTAGTGTTTGATACTCATCAGAAGTGTTAATTAGGTTAATATGCCACTCGCCTTGATAACTTGCATCAATAACAGAAGCACCAAAAATAAGTTGTTTTTTAGTTGCAATACCAGATTTATTATTAGCAATTAAAGCTAAATCTGGACTAAATTTACTTTTAATACCTGTTGGAATAATAATAGCTTGATGTGGAGCTATTGTAATTATACCTGTTTTTGGAGTAAAATATGAGGTTCTTTCTGGAACTTCATCTGCCTCATTTAAGAATAATTTAGGATTCTTTTTAAATAAAGCTTCAACAAAATCAGGAGTATTATCTGGAATATAGAAATCAATCCCAGCATTTTCTTGAACATTACGTTCAGGACTTTTTACTTGTCTTGTTTTTATAAACTGCATTTAATATATGTCCTTTCAATCATAATATTATACAATAATATTTACCTTAAATTGAGTATAAAAATAAAATATCGCCCATTTTTGGACGATATTTAACTTATTATAAAATAAATGTCTTTTAGTATCTTCTAACATGTATCTTTAAGTTAAATATCGTTAAATATTTTATCTTATTTGTGCACTCTTTGCACATTTAATTTAGCTTATTTTTTAGTCTAAAAATTCATTCCAAGGTATTTGATCATAGACCTTATCATAAATACCTTCTAACAAATTGAAAGCTTCAATTATGCTCATAGATTCAGTAGTTTCTGGTTTATATGCAGCTACTTTTGCACATTGCTCTTTATACTTGTCAGATAATCTTGCTTGCTCAATTTTGGCAAGAAAATCATTATCCATATTTTTAATAAACTCTCTACAAGCTTTTAAAGTTGGAAGTTTAGTAGCAATAGAAAGACCACTAGCAATATCAGAAATTGTCCAACCAATGCTTTTAACATCTGATTGATATGCAAAATATTCATCAGTTAGCTTTGTGCCAGTAACTTCTTTTAAGCCAGCACTACGAGTATCTATAATAAATGTTTGTAATGCTTCAAAAAATTCCATAAGATTTAACCTCAAATAATTTAGCAAAAAAAGAGCTTAATAACTAAGCTCTAATTAAATTTATCTAAACAACGTGGCTCTTTCGGTAAACCTGGCATTAAAAGTAAACTTCCAGAAAGAGGAACAATTAAACCTGCACCTGCATAATATCTAACTTCACGAATATGAATTTTAAATCCAGTTGGAGCACCTAATACCTTAGGATCATCTGTTAATGAATTAGGAGTCTTAGAAATGCAAACAGGTAATCCAGATAACTTTAATGCCTCATAGTATTCAATTTGTTTAAGTGCTTCTTCTGTATACTCAACACCATCGGCACCATAAATATTTTGACAAATATAGCCAATTTTATCTTTAATAGACCAATCTTTATTTAGGCCCATTGGAATTAAAGGCTTAAAGTCAGCTGAAACATTATTAAGAATATGCATAACTTTTGTGGCTAGATCTCTAGCACCATCACCTCCATCTAAAGCAGCGGTATTAACAGCACTTCTATAATGTTTATCATTAATTAAATCTAATAAAGTCCTAATTTCAGCATCAGTATCACTTGGAAATCTATTTATGGAGATAATAAGTGGTGCACCATATTTTGTTATATTTTCAGCATGTTTCCATAAATTACAAGCACCAGCTTTTATTGCTTCAATATTT